AATTGTTCGGTGCCCTATTATATATTTTTACGCGCACTTTAAGAATAGAGTCGTTTACATCATAAATGAAATTAATAGAATTAGCTTCGGCAGTTACATCACTTTTTCCATTTATGATTTTAGAGAATCTTGGTAGTATATCGAGTGTATTTTACCATTTACACAGAAATGAATCTATGTATAAACTTGTTTATATATCGAGACATTTGGATCTTTTAATGATAGGATATATGTTAAAAGGTGGTTTCGAATATATGGAACTTGTATTTAATTTTTTATCAATGATTATCATTTATAATTCGAGTATTCACGATAAAAAGTATATGGACGTAAACTTAATAATAGGTATAATTAAAAGTACATTTGGTATGCCTAAATTACACTACCTTGTCTCACTTTACTTCTGGTTTGTAGCATTTATTGTTCATTATGATACTATATTTGGAAGATATACAGATATAATAGTAAACTTATTACTGTGTCCACCCCAATATTTATTGAAGAATAATATTCTTAATGTATAGTAGAAAATGAATAGAATTATATTATTTACATCATTTTTACTGATTATATGGTTTTTCATACCCATATACGAAAAACCCAGAGTATTAAAAAATGTATTAAGTGAAGATGAATGTGAACATATAAAACAATTAGCGTCTAAAAAGTTAGAGACATCTACAATATCTAAAAATCGTGATATAGATGAAAATATACGTAAAAGTGAAACGGCGTGGCTAAAAGCATCCGAAGATCCAGTTGTTGATAAACTTATACGTAAATGCGTTTCTATGACGGATCGACCTTTTCATAATTGTGAAGATTTACAGGTTCTTAAATATAAACCCGGTGGGTTTTATAAACCTCATCAAGACACGTTAATAGGGGATAAAAATAAACGTATGTACACATTCATAATTGCCTTGAATGACGAGTATGAAGGTGGTGAAACGGAGTTTCCAAATATAAAGAGAAGATACCGTTTGGTTAAGGGTGACGCATTGTTCTTTAATACATTAAACAATTACGAATGCGCTACCAAAAAGGCGTTACATGGTGGTACACCTGTAAAATCAGGTGAAAAGTGGGTCTGTAATTTATGGGTTAGAAAATATCATTACTAATTTTTTTATTGGTTTAAGTTAATATGGCAGGTGGTTCACAAAAAATATTAATGCTTATTTTTATGTTCGCGTGTTGTGTATCCGTAATTATAGGATCACTCAGTGGAATATTTATTTATGACAGTGGTGGTACTACCACAACTACAGACGAGTCTGGAAATAGTGTAACCAAAATAGATGTCGACGTTTCAGTATCAGGTACAATTTTACCTAATGGTATTAAGTGTTGGTATACGGGTAATTCTTTAGATGAAAATGGTCTAAAATGGAATGATGCTTCTGGTAATGGTAATGACATAAAAGATGATAATTTAAAGGGTATGTTAAAAATGACAGTGGACCCGGTATCAGGAAAGTACGTTTATGGAACTGTAGAAGATGGTATAATAATACCATTCGATTTTACTGGTTCAAATTGGACACTTTTTACGGTCGCCCGATATAATGATAAAAAAAAGGGTCGTATATTTGATGGTAAAGGTGACGTAAACTGGTTAGGTGGGTGGCACGGTGGTCGCACGGGACTCGCGTATTATGGTAATAAAGAATGGGTAACACCACAAGTGAATGTACACGGTTCTGGAAGAACATGGATTCAAACTACGGCGTATAAAACACAGTTTTTTTCTAATGGTGATAAACGTAGTACAAAATTTAATGGTGAGGCACCAGGTAAAATAGCTATAAATATGGGTAATCATGCTGCTACTGAATCAAGTGATTGGGCCGTTCACGAAATTATTGTGTACGGACGAGCTTTATCTCAAAAGGATAGGGTAAAAGTTGAAAAGTATCTTTTGGATAGGTATATTTCACCAGAAATACAAAGTGGTATAGATTATACAAAAGGGTGGGATTCTAGTGTATCTCATATTAATAGAAATGGACTAGGTGGAACTCTCGAAAAGTGTAGATTATACGCAGTTAAAATGGGGTATAAAATGTGGGGTCATAGAACGGAAAAACACGATGATAATCTAAAAAATATATGTTTCTTTTACCCTAATACGATTGGTGTATCCTATGAAGGCGATACCACTGATGAAAAAAATATTGTTGGGTGTGCGGAAAAAGGTGCAAAACTTAAAGACGGGTGTGAAACACCAAGTGAAACACCAAGTGAGACAGTCTGATATCGTTATAACTATTTAATTATATAGAACATGTATTGTTATGTGAAATATAATTAATTTATTTATATCAACTGACTGATATAATAATCGCGTCGATCTAATGATAGATGTACAGCTGTACACATATTTAAAATACTGTATACGAAATAATACCCAATATATTCGAAATACAAATTATATGACGCCAAGGTAAAACACGCCGAAAGATAAAATGTATGTATTTTTAAAATATCAATCTTATTTTCTAAGACTGAAACGTATGATATTGCAGACATAAACGTATCCATGAGTGACTGATAATTATCCGATACCATAATAGTATACATTATTGTCGTAAAAAGCATAATAAAGTGTATACATTTATACACACTACGTATTTGAACACTTCTTATATCTATATTTCTCCTATGAATTTGTTCCAGTTCGTGTTCCGGTAGTGGTAATGGTGGAGGTCGTTCAACCGCCTCGTTTATACCTAATACGGGTGTATCATCTGGGTTTATAACGACGTTATAATATTCATTCGTCGTCATTTCCTCTTCTTTTATTGAATAGTATTTCTAAACCAATTTTTGTAATGATGGTACACTTCACTAATTTAATAATCGTACGAAAACACTTTTCACTCCGTTCACGCGCATTAATTTTTCTTATTTTATGTAAATTATTGCACATCTCGATATAATCACCATCCCGCATTTTATGTTTATTATCATCAATTATATTTAAAATGCGTCTCAGATACTTTTCCATATAGTATACTATATATATTAAAATATCACTATATATAAATGATAAATAATAATACATATAAAAATCGTAAAAATTTAAAAGACTATATAAACTCTAAAAATAAAATATGTAACGGTTTAGATAAAAAATCATTTCTGGACCAACTTGGTAAAAAGTCAGTAAGTGAAATAAGAGAGAATATTGATAAGGAATTTCGAAAACAACAACTCCGTTTTTTGGGTCGAGGGTGTGGTAATGGTATAAATCTTCGAAAGTCCCAAAGTGGGAAAAAAAGTTTTTTTAGTAAATTTAAACGGGTAAAGGCTTAATTAATTTAAGACGACAAAAACTTCCCAGTTTCATCAATGACAAGTTCACCCCTATCCGCTAACAAGCGTCTATTCACCATGTGTTGTTCCTTAACATCATCCTTATTTTGTCCGACGTAAGGAACCGCATACCCATTATCACACATCCATTTATTCACGTTCGTCCAGATACCATCTTCAAATACCCACAATTCACCAAGTGCGCGCCCGTATTTACCTACCGAGTCGCGTTCTTGGCACCGCAATTCAATTTCACAATCGTCCTTATCGGATTCAACCGCTTTCGTCACCCAGTTCAAAATCTGCTTCTTGGCGTGTTTCCCATAAATCTTTTCGACCGTATCACGCGTTCTCGATTCTTCGGTATCGATGCCGAGTAATCGTACGCGTTGGCGAATGAGTACGTCGAACCCCAAATCAATAAGAACGTCGACGGTATCACCGTCAACGACTTTCGAACACGAGTCGATTTTGTATTTGAATTCACAGGGTTTTTGGTTATAAGTAGTCATTATATTATATACCTAAGTCACGTTTCTTTTCTTTAATAGTTCATTCTATTTTTAATTAAATCACAATACTCGCTATTAATTTCTACGCCTACGTATTTCAAACCTAATTCCTTCGCCGCGACACACTCACTCCCCGAACCCGCGAAAGGAACGAACACGTACCCTTCCTCGGGATCTTGCATGCATGATTTAATAAGTTTATCACACAGTTTCAAAGGTTTTTGTGTCGGGTGATTCACGCGTTCGTTTTTTCCGGCACCTCCCGCTAATGCCGGTATCTTGATAACGTCTCGGGGTAAAGCCCCGTCCGGGTGTGCCTTATATACGGTCGTCTTATCACCTTTAGAGAATCGTCCTACAGTTGCTTTACGTTCCTTACCCGCGGCATTGTTTATAAACGTGTCCGTATACGGTTCGCGAACTGCGTCTCTGTGAAAAACTTTATCGGTTTTCCATAACACAAGAACACTTTCGTGTGTTCTTTGCCAAAAATTTAGAGAAGGCGTTGTTTTATTCGTATAATGCCACACTATCCATCTTCTATTTACCTCGTAAGGAACGCGACTTAGTATGAGCGCGAGATTTTCACTAAACCCGTATATGAACATGGTACCGTTTGGTTTTAAAACACGTAAACACCCGTTTATCCATTCATCGCACCATTTCAGATACTCATCCATGGGTTGTTTATCACTCTTATTCCCAAAATCTTTACCGATATTATACGGTGGATCTGCTATAACTATTTGCGCTTCGTTATCATTTAGTGTTGGTAAAACATTCAACAAATCGTCGTTAATAATTTCCGATTCTCTCATTTCTTAATATTCGTATTTTGTTTTTAAGTTGTATTTTACAATTTTATGTTTAATTGCATACACGAAAACATATATAAAGCATAGAGGATACTATAGTATATAACAACTACCATGCAAACAACTATTGACGAACATACCATTTTTAACTCACAGGAATACACCGACATGAAAAATAAACGATCTGCGCGTGATCACTATATTCAGTTAGGCGCGAGTGATGATATCCTAAAGCTGGTCGGTACTAATAATAAAACGTTTGGTACCTTTGGTGAGAGACTTGTGCGGAATATCTTCGATCTCGATATGCCAGTGAATAGCCAACATGATGGGTTGTGTCTCGGACGGAAAATTGAGGTCAAGTCTCCAAGATATGGTCGAGACGGCAAGTATTTTGTGGAACACTTGAAAAAAGAACACGACTTCGAGTTTATTCTGATTAACTTATTGACAGAAAATGGTTTCAGTACCATGATAATGTCTAAAAGAGATGCATTACCAAAATTTAGATTGCAAAAAGGAGAAGGATATATGCTATATCAAAAGGATATCGAAAATTTATCTACGGTCATCAGAAGTCCAATTGACGTTAAAAATTTCATCAAAAAGCACCGTACCAGATCTTGGGTCTTAAACGATTAACTTTTACTTTTAATAAAAAATACTATTTACAAATCAAATTCCTTTTTAGTCCCACCATCGTACGCGTTCACAAACCCTGAATCTATCATTTTTTTGTTAATCGAAACCATATCCCTTTTATTTTTGTATACGAAAACGAGCGTTCGACCGTACTTATCGTTTTTCTTACACGAAACCCATACCCACCCGTTTACCTTAAATTTACACGCGAATGGGTTCCATAACACATGTTTTGCGCGATCATCGAACCCTAAAAAACTTGCGAATGTATACTTCGCGCGTTTTGCCATAGAAATGTGTTTATCCCTATTTTTCATATCTTTCGGGGGTTTCATTTCGGGTGCGTCGTATCCGACAGTTCGAAAATTAAATTTTAAAATGCGATTGTGAAGTACGATACACGCTTTAAACGTATCACCGTCGTAGACATCAGTTACCTTGGCGTACCCTTCATACTTATCGAGACTAAAAACGGGTATGGAAACATCGGTTTTTGATAATTTACGTTTTGTAAAACAGTACATTACATTATATTACAATTTTCTAATTCTTTTAAGTTCTATTTTATATAAGGCGCATTATTCTAGCCAAGAGTGTGATGACACTCCCAACACAGTGTTGCCACGGGGTATTGTTTATGTAATTCTATAAACTTCCTCAGTATTACGTGCGTTTGATACCCTTCTTCAGTTCGTGATTCTGATACAGCCATTTTTAAAATTTCGGGTCGAGATTTGATTGTATGTGCATGTGTTAAGACACACTGTCTGCTTTTCTTCGCACCACACCCCAAACACGAGGGTCCACTTCTAAAAAAGTTTTTTACCAAATTGGCGGCATTCGCTTTTGAGTAGTGTATTATATTCTCTTCCGGTGTATCCTTTGGAATTGTAATACTATATTTTTCACTCATAATTTGAATTCTTGTTTTTTGTAATTTACTATCTATAAAGTTGACGGAATCCTTTTTCAATTTCCGAAACATACCCGAATTTGTGTCGTGTAAATTTTTAATGTTATCATTTATGTACATATCGGATACAAGTTCACATAAATCATCCATTATTTCATCGTTATTTTCTTTATTAATTTTCAAACATTTTGTTTTTTCGTCACGCTCAAATTTATCACCCGTCGTTAGAAATCTATAGACTTCGATCATGGACCGGAATCGTTTACCTTCCGGTGAAAAGTAATAGTTATCGGTCATACCCATGGATTTACCTGATTTTCGAGTTTCTATTTTGACATACCATTCATCGTTTATTTCCTGCCCTTTACCTTTTAGATATTTCTTAAGACTATTGAGAGCCGACATACCACACTAGTCTATAAATCACGTATCCTTTTAAGTTCATCGCACATTTTCAAATAATCACCTTCGGGTAAATTTTCCGAGTTTTTATCTATAAGTTCCATAACAATTCTTGAAACATTTCGTAATGTTACATCTCTATCATACGTAGGTTCTGGTAATAACGGTGGTCGACATAACCAATCCGTTCCCGTAATCGCCCCGTCGTAATTGTATATTTCGCGAATGTGTGTTAGGAAATCCCGTAATCGTGTATAATAAGTGGTGGGTGAGCAGACAGAGTCGTGTCTAAAAATATAATCTTTAATGACGAGTACGTTTTGAGTATCACTCCATAACCCTTGATTGTAATTAAACATGGATATTGGTCGGATACTACCATCCTCGGGTGTCGGTAACGTATCGTTACGGTTAAGGTACGATGCATTATAATTAAACGAAAATATAGGGGACGCGTATGCTTCTATACTTTGTACCGGACCTCGCCCACGATCGTTTTCGTATATTACCTTGATAAGTATTTGTTGAATACCTTCACACGGGTTAGGTATAGTTGACCGTATACTACTATTAACGAAAGGTGTTGACGGCATTTATATATACTTACATTTATTCCTTATCCGGTTTTATAAGAATTTCGGGTGCGTCATCGACTATATCAATGACGTATCTACTTTCATTATCTGTAGGAGATACCGTTACTATTCGACATTTATCGGTACTGATCATGGTTTGATCTGAAACTTTAGTTACTGGTATTGTAATGGGTCGACACAAGAGCATCCACATTTATATAGGTAAATGTTTTATGTATATTATTTACACATTCTTTTTGAATAACCAATAACTGCACATGTTATTCTCTTACCGGCATGACCAGTTATTAAACTATCATTATGAATACCTAAACCTAAATCATCCGTATCTTCGTGTATAACTAAAGACCTTCCTATAACATTGGCTTTAGTTCCCCTTAATTTTATTAAATTATCTACCATTCTAAAATTGGCACTACCATTTGCGTCAAAACGAATATTACCTAAATCTCCTACGTGTCGTTCCTTAGATTTAGGACCTCCATGTTTTTTATTGTAAGGATTAAAGTGCCCACATGCACCCATACATTTATCAGTTAAGTCACCCGCTTCGTGTATATGAAACCCATGTGAACTATTTTTGTACTTATTTGATTTTAATTTCCCCCTGATTATAACTTTACCATCCTTTTCTTCAAATTCGACTGTACCCTTGATATTAGGATGATTAAAAAAAGTCGTTGCTATAATCATTTATTACTATACGACATTTAAAAATAATAGTATAATAATATAAAAAATGGGTGAAGATGTAAAAAAGTATATACAGGAAGGTATATACTTTTCAAACGATATCATGGATGCTATTGAAGATGTTTCCCAAAGGTACCAAGAACATATTTCCGTATCAATAGAAATTGGTCATTTTGATGAAATTAATAAATATATGATGAAATTATCTAGAGCTCTTATAAGATATAATAAACAGTATAGTGGACTTATAAGAGATTTTCAAGAGGAAGGAGTAGTAGAGAGTGAAAAAAAGGGGTTAGAAACAATAACCGAAGAATAATTAAATGATACAACAATATGCCAGACACGTATATAAAGTACTTGGTCCCGGTTATAGTGAGCGGGTGTATCACAATGCGATGGAAGTTGTCTTGCGGAAAAATGGGGTACATTACGAAACGGAGAGAATAGTTCCTATTGTGTTTGAAGGACACACAATAGGGAATCTTCGCGCCGATTTAATTTTAAATAACAAAACCGTGGTCGAACTGAAATCGGTTAAAACCATGAATGACGTCATGGTCACACAAGCACAAAACTATCTACGCTTGACGGGGTTTACGGAAGGGTACCTTATTAATTTCCCTACATCACTTAACACTGATTTAGAGATTAGGTATATAACTTTGGATTAATTCAATTGAATACTTCCATCGTCGTTTATTACTTATTGGGATGGAGGTGGCGGAGGAGGTGGTGCACACAAGGTTGTTCTAAGCGTAGTATGTGTTTTTATATTTTCTTCTGTTTCACCTAATGCGTTTTGTGCATACCTATATGAAGGTAAAACTTTATCCTTTTCACTATCCCATATCAATGCTGAACTCCAATCTTTTCTTATAAGCTGAGAAGAATCATAATCATCGTATAAATCACATCCCTGTATGTCTTGGTTTTTAAGAAGGGTCACTCTCTCATCTATTTTATTTTTTAAATCCGAAATACAAACTCCATCTGGAAAGTTTCTTCGTTCTTGTACATTTATTAATGAACGTATAACTCTCTCATGTTTTGAATAAAGGTAAGCGATTTCAGGATCTGTTATACTCTGACTGGAACCCTCTCCAACGAAAATCTCATTTAATGGTCTTCCATCGATTAGTTTTTTCCAATTTGTAGAGAATTTTAAACATTTTTCTTCACTAAATCCTTTACTGTATATTTCTTTAATAATATCATCTATTGTATCCCTAGTCTTTTTTGACTCATTCTTTTTTGTCCCCGGTATAAAACCACCAAAGAATGCACCGGTCACTGATGATGAACTACAACAGCATAATACGGCTGCACCAAGTAATGCAGCTGACATTTATAGTAACCAACTATTTTTTTCCATCTTCGATCTGATTCATCATGTACATAACTGGAATCATTTGGTAGATCTTTTTCCATTCACTTTTGGATTCTTCGTAATACTTTTTAGGGTCTTTAAGCCCCTCTTTTATAATTTCATTTATCTTTTCTGTGTAGAACCTGATTTCTTCTAAACAGAAATTGTAATATGGATCGTTGTTCATTACCTATATTAAAGCTTTATCTTTTAAGCTTGTCGTTAATGTTTTGGAAAACTTCGGGTGTATTTCGCTTTTTGTTCGCGAAGTTTTTGAGCATGTTACTCAAACTCGTGTATACAACACCTCTTCTCAAAGGGTTCATTTTCGCCTTAGATTTTGTTTTCGATTTTGGTTTTGGGGAATCTGGGAACTTATTGTTCGTTTCCTTTTGTAACTTTTTGGATTTGCTATTACGCACTGGGAAGTTCATTTAGTATATATTTAGATTTTAAATCGTGGGTATATATTCCCATTGCAGAACCCCGCATATCTTTTTCCATATAACGTCCTGTTGGTATAACTTTTCTTTGGATTTCAAAAGTGGGAAATATTTAAGATATTTATCTTCACTCAAAAGTTCACAAAATTTATAAAGTACGTATGAATAACTCAAAAAGTTTTTACGTTCACTCGGACAATTATCATCGAATGGTTTTTGTATATCCTTGAACATTATACGCAGTCTCTCTTCAAGTTCCTGAGGCATAGACGGTGGTTTTACACCACTTATGATATTGGTTATATATGGAACGTGTTCGTAATATTTATTGAGTTTCAGTTTTTTGAGAAGGGTACGAACACGGGCGTGTGTAATTTCATCTAAAACTTTTACTTTTATTTTTTTGAGTTCGTTTCGTAGTTGTTCTATTACCTCGGGTGGTATAGTTGTCGTCTCTTGTGCCTGAAACTGTGATAACCATTCATTAAAATGATTTTCACGTTTATACGAATAATTGACTATCTTTTCAGACGTTTCCTGTTCTTCTCTATATGTTAACTCTTCACTTATGAGTGTTGCTAAAATCATACCACAATTATCACATACGAGATCACTTGTATCTGCAAAATGAAATACGTTACTCTCGGGACACACGGGGCATACTTCACGCTTCTTTTCTATGGGTCTATCTATATTTAACTTTTCTACATCTATTAAATAATCATTAAATATGTCTTTTCTCTGTAACCCAACTGTTTCTTTACAATTGAAAACGTTATCGGTATTTACTTCTTTTTTAAGGTCATCGGTATACATTTCTAAATACGGCATACACTGAATTATATATTCAGACATTTCAGATTCATACTTTGATTTATTGATAGGGTCTTCTCGAATAGACTTATCCCATGTTTCAATTTTATTATTGTACCTACTTAAAAAATTACCTTCCATATTAATTAAATAGAATGCTCGGTAATCTTTTAACTAACGTTATTATTTGGGTTTACTCAACACTACAATCAGTATTTTCCACTCCAGACTATAGAATTGCGGATTCGTCTATGGAATATTTTTTAGATTACACAAAAACACCTTTACCAGAAGATCTCGATGAATTTTGGTACGAAGAGCGTAATGAATGGGATGATGAGACCGAAAGTGTTTTCAAAACATTAAACTTTTCAAATTATAAAGATACAACAATTCCAGAAAATGTTACGAAAACTGTCGTTCGTGTTAAATATTGGTACAATAACACGATGTACAGATATTTGACGTATGATATGGATCACCAATGGCCACCACCACGTAAAAGTGGGGTTGTATTTAACATACCAATCGTTTCAGCTGTTTTGCTCGATTCGGATGATAAACCGGTTAAGGACATTTTAAACAAAATTAAACGATACGCGGGTCCACGTAAAGATTTTCATAACGAAAAAGTTAAAATTAGAGATATGTTATATTATGACATGGAGACACTTGAAAATGATTTTCCAAAGATAAAATTACAAAGTGCAATTGGTATGACTAAAGTTGTAAGTACCGTAGATGGCTGTATTACTGATCTTCAGGTACCTTAGTTGCTAAGTAAAATTTCAACTCTCCCAAATTAGCAACGTTATATTTTAATATCAAAAACCTATTTTGTTCTTCCTGCATAATTTGTACTGTAGAACACATACTCGTCGCTTTTGTAAATATATTCATGTACCGAAGGGAATATTCACCTGAAATTTTAGGACTTTCTTCCGTACATTCAATATTCGTTTCCTGATTTGCAAAATCACCCATACATTGTAGTTTGAGGTGTGTACCTTCCCTGGTTATTTCTATGATATTACCGATATTGTGCATATCTCTACATATTCTTTGAAAATCAACAGAGGCCATCGGTGTAATCGTGGTCATGGTCATATCTGGTACTTCAATTTGGTTTTCATTTATATCAAGTAGTTTTAGAGCAAATTTAGTACATGTTTTCTTTGATTCATT